GTGTGAAACTTTCAGAAGAACATAAAAGAAAAATTAGTGAATTTAACAAAGATAAAAAACTTTCAGAAGATACTATAAAAAAAATAGTTGATGCTAAAAGAAAACATTATAAATTTGTTAGTCCTTCTGGTGAAGTGGTGGAAGAATATACTACACTTACTAATTTTTCCAAACAGAACAAATTAGATTTGTCACGATTATCACAATTATCCAGAGGTATTATAAAACAATATAAGGGATGGACACTTTATGAACCGTCACAACAAACCTTGTAGTCTGATTGCTTTTGTTGTATAATACTCTCATAAGCAACAGACAAATGCACTACCTCTGTCTTCTGGACGGCACCATAGAATATGCTGCTAATGACTGGAACCAATTTCAGCATTATCAGGTAATGTATGCCGAAGAACATCAGGATGCCGAAGTCCAGTATCTTACGCTCACTGACGAAGAATACGACCATTTTTTTTCTCCTCTGGATGAAGAAGAATGAGAAAAGTAACAGTCAGACCTAAAAGTAAAAAAGCAGTCAATAGGTTAGCAAACATTATGGACAATAATCCTGTTTGTATTGTAGAACAGGATACTGGTGGTGAATTGTTCCTTGCTTCTGAAAACCGTAAATACTTCTTCTGGGTAAGCACAAGAACTGGGACTAATCGTTTTGGTGACAAATCTGACGCACACTGGGAGGTGCTTTAATGTCTTTGATTGATACTCTTGAATACTTTATTGATGATGTTGAGCAGCATCTAGGTTGTCTTGAATGGGAGATTCGTGAAGAGGCAAATTATGATGATGAAGGACATCAGGAGCGATTTGATGACTTCTATGAGCAGTATGATGAGCATAAAGCAAGATTAGAAGACCTCAAACAAATCAAAACTATCTTGGAGAATCAACAATGAGTGGTGGACACTTCAACGATTGTGGTTACGAATACTACAAGGTCTCACAGTTTGCTGATGAACTTGAAGCAGAAGTTCGTAACAACTTTGAGAAAGATGAGTATGGTTTTGCTTATGAATATCCACCAGAAGTTTGTGAGTATCTGTTAGAGCAGGTTACCAAGATGCGTAAGATGTCAGAGATTATGAGGCATATTGATTATCTGTATTCAGGTGATCACGGGTCTGATAGTTTTATGGAAAGGGTGAAAGAAGTAGAAGAAAAATACAAGGACACTTGAAGAACTGGCACAGGGGGTCTCCATAAGACCCCTTTTTGCCTTATAATACTCTCATACACAACAAACCGATGACTAACAAACTACCACCAAAAGTAGGACACATTTTGAAACTTGCAGAGATTATCCGTGAAGTGGATGGTTCCAATTCTCTTGGTGCTGCTGCTCTTGCCGAAGCAATCTTGTCTCATCATAATGTGGATAGTATGAACTTTTTTGTTATTGAGGATGAAGAATGACTAACGAAGAACTCCCAGTATCAAACGAATTCATCACATCTGTGAAAATTCAACTTGATCAAGAACAAAGACAACAACTTCTCCGATACCTGAACCTTCATTATCTGGGTGATGTGAATTGTAATGAGTATGATGAGAACTTCAAGATTGTTTCCAAATACCCAGAGAAAGAAACCAAAGAGTTCAAAGAGGCAGTGAGAAAAACATATGCCGAACACTGGTATCAAGTCAAAGTGGTTTATGATGTAAATGGTAATTGTAAATTGGAGTTGTTGTGATGAAAAGTTTTTTTGAAGAATATGTTGCCATTCCACTTGGTATTCTGTTGTTGATTTTTATTGCTCCAACTGCGGTGCTTGGTGGATTGAAACTTGCTGCGACCTTAGTTGGTATGACTCCTGCTTGTGAGGTGAGGAAATGAAACCTTATCTTTTGATTGCTGGCGACCAGTATTATCCTTCTTATGGAACTGGTGATTGGATTGCCTGCTTTGGAACCTATGAAGAAGCAAAGGAAGAAGTGATTAGTGTTATAGTTCCAAAGTACCATAGCAAGAAGTTCGGTGATGAAATGGTTTCAAAGCACAGTATAAGAGGTTCGGAGTATGAGTGGTATGAAATTGTTGATTTGAGGGAGTGGATGTGATGAAACTCTTTCAATACGACAAAAAAGTTTGGGAAAATGATGAAACTGACCGCACTTGGCAGTTTGGTATTCTCAACAATCGTTCATTACTTTGGGTGAACTATGAAAATCCCAGTGCTTTAGTTCATAGTAATGGTGGATTACACATCCTGCTCTCATTTTTCACTTCTTCTTCTCTTTTTGGAGCAGATTTTCAAGTCGGTAAGGTTGGTTTCAGTTTTAACTTTTTCACAACATACTTTGATGGGTGGAATGACTGATGTTCAACTTCAAAGAGGACTGGGAAGAACCAACTCGTAAGGCAATTCAAAAAATGCTGACTTATAAAGGATACATTCCATCCAAAGACCTCAACGAGTATCAGTATCAAACCTATCTCAAAGTAGCATCACCATACGAACTGGAAAAGGACATTATCACCGAAAAAACGATGCTTAAAGTAAATGAGGAAGAATTATGATTAAAATCTATTGTGTGGTTGATAATGTTGATTTGGGTTATCACATTCTGTGTGCTTCCACTTCCAAGGATAAAGCACAAGTAGCATTAGATATAAAGATTAAACAAAAATATGATTATGCTATTAAACAACAAGTGCTTCGTGGATTTGATTACGAGAAAGCAAAAGAAAAAGTAGATGAATGCTTCTGGACTCCTTATGAAATTATTGAGATTGAGGTGGAAGAATGAATAAGGACGCATACTACGACTGGATTGATGAAAACGACACATATCCAGAACATTCTCATAAGTGGATAGTGGGACTTTATAACAAATATGAAGGTGTAGAGGGACTTCACCGATACTTTGGAGTTTTTGAAACCAAAGAAGAAGCAAAAGAGTTCGCAGCAGATTACAGAGAAAAATATACAAAACCTGGATTTATTTCAAGTGTGCGAGTGTTTCCATTATGTGAGGTATTATGACCAACCCTGATTACCGAATTGAAGAGTATTTTGATTTTGATGAGATGACTACTTACTATCTTATTCAAAAATATTGTCTTGCTCAACGAGAGTATGTTCTTCACTCAACAAAAAGATTTGGACAACTTATGCAAGCAAAAGAGGCAATTAGGATGTTAAGGAGATACAAAGAACCAATTTATCATTATATGGAGTGAGAAATGACAAAAGCAGATGTTTTCCTGATTGTCACCAACATTTACACCGCTCAACTTTTGAGAAACAATCCACTTCAGTTGTTTGTTGGGGCAACCTTATATGTGATATTGTATTGTATTCATAGTTTCTGATAAAATGACTTACTCAACCGATAAAGTAACCCGTGTAGAAGTGATTGACCAAGATGGAAGGTCTTATGTAAATTGGGACGACAATAATATGGTAGAGTTGTCCTTTCAGGATGATGGAAGAACTCTCAAAGTTTTTATTAGTAATCGGGAGAAAGCACTAGAAGAACTTGAAAAAACTGGAATTACCCAGTATAATGGAACTCTTCTTATGACTGAGTTCTGATGGATAAACTCTACAATCGTCCTATGAATTTCTTTGAGAAACTCCATTCTGGGTGGTGGTGGATTGGGCAAATCTTTGAAGAATGGTGCTATACTATGAGAAGTGAAGATGGAGAGTTCTTTAACTATCTTCAAAGTGATTATGTCCGTTATGAACAGGAAATGTATTATCAGGACACTTTATAAACCGTCACAAGACCTCACCACAGACCCTATGAGTGCCCTATAATACTCTCATACACACAGACACCTGATGACCTACCGACAACTTTTAGACAAACTCAAAACACTTTCCGAAGAACAATTGGACTGCAATATCCGAATTTTGATTGTTGATGAGTATGCGTGTAATGATGAGGATAGATATAATTATGATGAGGAATATATGTTTGTTACAGACACTCCACAACCATACTTTCAGTAGTATATACTCTCATACACACAGACACCTGATGACTGAACTTACTCCTGAAGCACAAGCAGTTGTAGATGCCTTCTATCGTGAATTGCCCCCAAACTATGAGCAAGGGGGTATTACTGCTGCTCTCCGTGCTGCTATTGATATCGTAGTTCCTGAAGAAGCAGAAGCACCGAAGGCACAGTTTGATTGTGAACCTACTCCTGAGTGGAGACCAAAAGGGAAGGTAGGACCACTTCATTATGACCACAGTGCTCACCTTCGTCGTCAATTTCGTCAAGACAAACTGAATATTCGTTGGGAACAACGACAACAAACCCGTGCTTTGATGCTTGCTATTATTACTGAACTTGAGGTTAAGTGATGGACATTACTGAATACGGTGTTTCTCTTGAACCAGAAGAACTTCGTGAGATTATCACAGGTAAGATGGGATTTCGTAAGTGTCCTGATTGTCAAGGTGAGGGTGAGAGTTGGACACTTCACTATATTCTTGCTGATGACCTTGACCAAGATAATGAGCAGTTCAAAGAGGTGAGTGCTCAATTTGCTGCTGATTTTGATGAGGACAATCTACCACCACAATATTCTTTTGGTGAATGTCATCTGTATTCTTGTGAAACCTGTCACGGTGTAGGTTATGTTCCTATTGGAGGTTATTGAGAAGGACACTTTCTAAACTGGCACAAGACCTCACCACAGACCCTGTGGATGCCTTATAATACTCTCATACACAAAGGAACTCCAAATGCTTGATGCCTTTACTGATTATCCCATTCCATCTTATGGTGATGTTGCGGGAGAAAAAGCACCTATTCGTAAGGCAGCAATCCTGACTTATGATAGAAATAAGTATTGTGATGTGCTTGTCTATCAAGTAGATAAAGATGGAGATTTGAGAGGAACTGTTGTTAATTTTAAGCAGTTTTATCTTTATAAAAATGAAGCACGACTTGATGATGGCATTCCATTCACCTATGAAGAACTGGAAACTCTTCCTTGGACTAAAATAAGTTCTCCTCATTCCATTTGATATAATACTCTCATACACACAGAATCCTGATGACTTTTCTATCTGGACTTGAAACTTACTTTCTGTTTTTTATTGGAGTTTATGCGGTAAATCAGGTTTGGAATGTTTTTACAAAAGAACGAACCCAAACTGAAATGTTTATAGACGCACTCCGTTGGACAACTTTTTGGATTATTTTTGATAAAGTAGTTGGTATTTGAAGATGCCTGACGACCTCCAAAGAGAAGAAGAACTATTCTTCAAAGCACTCAAAGAATACAAAGAGAAAAAATCACAAGAACCAACAGACAAAACTACAAACACTCTACCAGCAGTAATCGCAGCAGTATTATGATTAAAACTCTGCTCCAACGCATCGCAACGGCAATCTCCACTGCTCCACAAGGAGAAACCTATGAGGATTGCCGAAACAACGAAGCAAAGGCAGCACTTGAAGAGATTGTTGATTGGATAGAAAAAGTTAATGATGGTGATGTTGATTTTATCCTTTGGAAACTTAAACAGGAACTGAAATGAGATACTATGAAAGTAGAACCTATGAACACCAGTGCGACTTTGATGAAAAGAACCGAGCACAAAAGTATCTCACAGAATACCGAGACAAGTATCTTCATCTTCGTAAAGAAGTTCGTAATCTTGTAAAAGAACAAAACCTTACCATCACTCCTGATTTTGCTAAACTGATTGGACTGAAATGACTAACCAACAACGAGCAGAAGAACTCCTAAAAGTTATTTGTAAAAGTGAAGCACACAATACTGCTTGGATGCTTCAAGAGGTTCTTCAACATCTTCGTAAGCAACTATCAGGAACGAATAAGATTGATTTTACTGATGAACTGGATGTGATGTTTAATGCTGGATGGGATGAATGTCTCAAAGAGATTGATGCTATTTGTGATGAATTGGAGTTGTTATGACTGAAAGAGCAAAAAGAATTATGAAAGCATACGAAGCAGAGGATACATACAACTTTCCAAAAGATGGAGTTGTTGCTGCTCTCCGTAAGGTTGTAGAAGAACTCAAGTATATCGGTATTACTGAAAAGAACATCCTTGAACTTGCTGATGAATTGGAGGCACTCTAATGATTTTAGATGAAGAAGTCATCAAACTTGCTAACACCTATGGGTTTGATAGACACATATGTAAAACAACACACGACATTTACTGGGAATGTGATGAAGAAGACCTCTTGAAGTTTGCCCAAAAAATCTATCAAATGGGTTATGATGATGGTTGCTACGAAACATCTTATTCCACTGGATACACTGGACTTTTTGGAGAACCACAATGAAACTCTTTATCTTTACTCTCATCATTCCACTTCTCATCGTAACTGGTTATTTCCTTTCTATGGAACTACTGAACACTTACAATACTCAAAAGGACAGAGAGATGTTTGTGAAAACTTATGAGATTGTGATAGAATGTAGGAAGTCTTATACCGTAGGTCATTCAGCAAATTCTATTTGTGGTGAAGTTCCTGTATTTTTTAATGAGGTAAAGTAAAATGAAAAACTTTAATGAAATTGATTGGGCAGTTTTGTCTGTATTTTTTATTATACTCGTTGCTGGTAGTATTATCACTTATAGTGAGCAACAACAACGGACACTCTTCCAACAAACATATAATAAGAACTTGGAGTGTCGTCAAGCACTCAAAAATAATACAAAAAGTTTTGTTAATGAGATTTGTGGTCCTATTCCTGTGATTGGAGATTTTGTGAATGATTGATGATAATTTGCTTGGAGGACTTTTAATTGCTGTTTTCGCATCTGTTGGTGTGTTTTTTCTTTTGGGAAGTAGGTTTGGTTATGATGATGGTGTGGTAGATGGAAAAAATCAAGGTATAGTATTCTGTATGGAGAAACAAAAGGAATGTAAGATTTCTTATGATTACCTGAAACTTCAAGAGAAACAGAAATGACTACTACTGAAAAGTTCGCAACCTTTATTGAAATCGCACAGTCTTGGGGTGATTATGTTGAAACCCTTGAGAAAGAAAATAAAGACCTAAAGTTTTCCAGAGACTTTTACAAGTCACGGTGCGAACTTTTGGAGAAAGTCCAGAAGTATATGAGAGACCCAGAACGGCAGATTGTTTGTGATATTCTCGCAAACAATAACTTACTTCCAGACCCAGAAGGTAAAAGATACGGTCAAGACCTTCTGCCTCTTGTAAAAACTAGTTTCTTTCCAAAAGACCTTGAAGACCTTATCAAAAACAAATGACTAAATGCACCTGTTCTTACATCCAAATAGGATACAAAACCTCCAACACCAAAAACCTCAATCCAGATTGCCCATTACACGGAACTGATAGTGTGTGGTATAATAGTCCAGAACAAGTCAAAAAAAGAGATGAAAGGTCTCAACGACTTCGGGAACTTTATGATGCTGCTCGCAAAGCAAGGGAGAATATGAAAAATGACTAAATCCTACATTTCGTGCTACAATATGCCCTATAAAGACCTTCAAAACTTTGAGGTGCCCGATGCAGTTTATATCTACATTCGTCAGTTGGAAAACGAAATCATCAATCGTAATGGTGCTGTTCAACGACTTTATGATTTTAGGTTTGGTGAGAACCAGAAATGAACCAAATACTACAAGGTTGGAAAATGGTTCTCAAAGATTATCGGCACTGGAAAATGATACTCAAATATCCTTATGATGTTTTTGATTGTGCTGTTTTCTTTGGTAATCTTGCTCAACCACCAAACTCACTTGATGATTATATCAAAGAAATGAAACAACTTGAAGCAGAAATGTCGTATGATAATCTCTGGGAACTTTATGATGATATTGGGGAACGAATGGACGAAACAGATAAGTTGCTTGAAGAAGTTGATGAGGTATTAGAAGAATGATTGAAACCCTCTACGAACTACAAAGTAATGTAGAATGCTGGTGCCAAAAGTGTTGTGAGGAACAGACAGGGCATCAACATATGTTTAGAATGGTTCTGTGCCCTACTTGTGGTAATAAACGATGCCCCAAAGCAACCGATCATAGGTTAGAATGTAGTGGTAGTAATGAACCAGGACAGAAAGGGAGTGTGTATCAATGACTGAACCAACTTGGTATGTTCTCTATGATGGACAAAGTGTAGATGGTATGGGGCATCCAAAATATTACACACGAACAACCAACAAAGTAGTAGCAAAGAAACACTGGAAAAAGTGTAAGGACAATCCATATTCTACTGGTAAGGTTGTTGCTTATACCGATACAAAAGAAATTAGAATTATTTTTGATTATGATTGGGAGGGATTATGATTGAAATGAGAGTTGTATTACACAAAAATCGTATCAACCCAGAAATCCAGTATCGTTATATGAAATTTGCTATTGACCCCCCTTCTGGTTGTTTGTGTCCTGATTATGGAAATGATATGTGGAGTGCCTGGCAAACCGCCGAATGGGTAAAAGCAGAGGACACTTGAAGAACTGGCACAGTAGGCATCCAGAGTGGTCTGTGATGCCCTATAATAATAGGACAAACAAAGGAACTCCAATGACAGTAGAAGAATTGATTAAAATGTTAGAGCAGTATCCAAAAACCGCAAAGGTTGTAGTGCCTGATGATTTCGGTTACTACTGTAAACCTGTAGTTGAATTTTATTTTGAAAAAGTAATTATCTCCGCAGACCAAGACCAATGACCGAAGACGAAATCTACCAAATCTTTCTGGATATGATGGAAGAACGGAAAGTATCAAAACTACTTCCTTGGGAACCCTCTCGTATGGATTTTGCTATGAAAGTTGCTGAAATTGCTTACGATAGAGGGGTTCAATATACTAAACACCTTTATAATACTCACAATGATTACTGACGAACAAATCCTTGAAATTGCCCGAGAACATCTTTATGTTCTTACTTCTGTGAATGAGTGGTGTGGAGAGGATGAAAACATCTTGAACTTTGCCCGAGCAATCTACGAAATGGGTAACGACACTCTTACTGTTTCTCAACCAACTTCCACAATCTCACAAGAACAATCCATTAACCGAGTAGAACGATGATTACTAACGAAAAAATTCTTGAACTTGCTAAAACCTGTGGATTTGATGATTTCTCACCCGAAGATAGAGTGTGTTGGGAATGTTGGGAAGAACAACTGATTGAGTTTGCCCAACAAATTCGTAAAGAAACAATCAACGAAATTCTTTCTGACCTCAAAAATGTTCCTAATCCAGAAGCAAACCGAACAGCAATCAATCGTATTGAAACGGAGTTAAATTGATGATTGAAATAAAGAAATCGTATGTTTTGGAACTCACCGAAGACCAAGCAAGGGAACTCTACAAACTTCTACTATCCGCAAAACATAATGAACACATAACTCACGATAATGAACTGATGATTGTGTATCACGAACTCAAAAAACTCTTTGATAGTGGAATACGATGAAACCACCAGATTGTTTGGGTGTTATTGGTAAATGCACCGACTGTGAAAATCCTGTGTTAGAATACCTGTGTAATCAATCTCTTTTGGAAGTGCGACCAGAAAGTAAAAACTTTGATTATTGGTTTTCTTGTAGTAATATGTTATGTAAAAATCATAGTGGTGGAGGTTCTTATGGTTATTATTATGATGACTGGGTGGATGTGTAATGACTAAACAAGAACTAATAAAAATCATTCAATCACTACCCGATTGTTTGGATATTGAACTTTCTAATGAAGTACCAGTTCCATATGAGACGACATATCATATGGAGTATTCTTCAAGACCAACCAATATCGTAAATACATCAACAAATAAATGCTGTATGAATATTAGTATTGGATATACAAAATGACTAACTTATTTTATTTACAAAATGGAGAAGAATAAAAATGACTGCTGACTACAAACAACTTGCTCAAGAACTTTACGAGGCACTCAAAGAAGCAAATAGGTATTTGCCTGTTGATAGACGATTTACAAATGTAAATCGTATTCTTCAAAAATACGAAGAAGCAACAAGCAAAAGAACTCTACAAACTTCTACTATCCGCAAAACACACTGAACACATAACTCACGATAATGAACTGGTGCTTGTCTATAACGAACTAAAGAAAATTTTTGATAGTGGGATACGATGAATAAGTATCGTATCAAAAAAGAAACCTATGGTGATACTACAAAGTATTATCCACAAGAGAAATTTTTGTGGTGGTGGTATAATGTCTTTGCTTTTGATGTTTATTTTGATGGTGGATATGATACTCTGGAAAAAGCACAGAAAAACTTGTGTATCTACTGTAGGGGAACTATGGTAGAATATATTAACTTTAACCCTAATGAGGATTGTAAATGACTGCTGATTACAAACAACTTGCTCAAGAACTTTACAGGGTACTCAACAGATTTAGATGTTGGTCCCCAGAAATAGATGATGTTATCTCAAAATACGAATACGCAACAACCAGAGGAACTGGACGAACCACTGCTCTCTATATGAAAGCAATCACAGAAGCACTTGAAAATCCTGGTAAGAGTGTGGAGTTTATTGACCATTATCCTCATACTTTTCTTAGTGCTAAAAGTCACGGAAGCAATCTGGCAAATATTATTATTAAACTGGGATATGATATTGCGGTTACTGTTCCTTCTGGAGATGGAAGAGTGTTTCTTTACAATAAGTTTGGACAATAAGGACACTTACTAAATTGGCACAAGGGCACTTGAAATCAGGTGCCTTTTGTCGCATAATACTTCTATACACACAGAAGACTGATGACTGCTGAACGCATTACAATCAAAGAAAGCAAAGATTTTTGTTACTATGGTGAGTTTTATGGTTCAATAGACAAAATCATTTCCACACTCCAAAGGTGCAAAAAAGAGGGTTGGGAAGGTATTGATTATGATTATGATTATGGGAATGGAGGAAAAGACTACTATGTCTACAAAACCCGTCTTGAAAATGATGAAGAGTATGAAAAGAGAGTGAAACAAGAAGAGCAACAAAAAGAAAATCGTCGTAAACAATATGAACAACTCAAAAAGGAGTTTGGTAAGGACACTTGAAGAACCGTCACAAGGGCACTTGAAATCAGGTGCCTTTTGTCGTATAATAACTCTACAAATAAAGAACCGATGAACCACGCACTTATTCTACTTCTTGTTAATCTGTCTTCTATTGCCTGTGTGATTGGAGCAATTATTCTTGCTTTTCACGGAATTGCTGGTTGGGGATGGTTTTTATTTCTTGCTGTTTTGCTTCACACGACTTTTAGTTCTTCTAAAACTACTGATTGATTATGAAAGTTTATTCACTCTATCATAACAACACTTATGTTGTTTCCTTTCCAAATAAAGAAGATGTTATTGCCTTTGGTAAGAAACATTATGGTGACTATGCAGGATGGGACTGTAGCATCGTAGAAGAGTATTTGAGTAAATCTCCACTACTTTATAGCACTCCTTATACTCCTCTCACAAATCCAAATCCCATTCCTTATACAATTCCTCCTGTAGTTTCAAAACCACATGCGAAGTATCCTGACACTTATCCTCATATCTATTGTGATGGAACCAAATGAAATGTAAATACTGGGATTGTGGGTTCTGTTATGCACCAGTAGATGTAGAAACCAACGCAACTCAAGGTGGATGTTTTGAACCTGAATATTGTCCTTATAGGAAATCACAAATGACTAATCCCGAAATCATCGTAGAACAGAAAAAATACGGAAGTGCTATGGATTATACTATGAAAGTCTTTCAACGACTTGATGAAGATACGGTGAAAATTGACGGTGTAGAATATAAGAAAGTGAAACCACCTAAACCACAGACACTCTTTGAGATTATCCGTGAGTGGTGTGATGATGATGATCAACCAACTTGCGAAGAACTTGTGAATAAAATTGAAAGAGAATGGTTGCCTAATGAAGGTTGCCACGAACTAAACAGTAATGATTATTGTGAGGGTTGGAATGATTGCATAGAACATCTAAAAGAGAACCTCAAATGACTGAAATACCAGAACCAAAAAAGTGGAGTGAAACTAGCAATCACGAACTCACACTTGAAGAACTATTTCAATTAATTGGTGATGTTGAGTGGAACTTAAAGGATTATATTTGGGAACTCAAACAAGAAGTTGAAGAACTAAAAAAATTAGCACACTTTCACGACGATATGTATACTGAAAAAGGTGAATTGATTAGAAAATGACTGACGAACAAGGAAACTTGGAATGGGAAGAACTACGACTTCAAATAGAACAAAAAGCAAAAGAAATTGGAGACATTGTGAACATTCTTGAACGAAGGAGACAAAAACTTAAAGAAATCAACGACACAAACAAAGCAGTAGAGAACAAACGGAAAGAAAATCTTATTAGTGACCTACAATCCAAAAACTGGTATGTGAATATGAGGGAATTTATGTATCCAAAGGTGGAAGTGGTTGATGATGAAATTGTTACGATTAATGGTGTAAAGTATCAACGAGTAGAAGAACCAAAACCACAGACACTTTTTCAGCATTTGAATTCTTTTGGTATTGTTGGTGCTGAAGGCATCTGTAATATTGTAAGAGGTTGGTTGATTGATAACACAGTAATTGAAACTGAAGATGCTGAAAAGGTTACATTTACTATTCATAAAGAACAATTACAAACACCAAAATGACTAACTTACTCAAATACATCAAATCTCTAAAAACAATCTATGTTCCTTCACTTTGGTTCGGTGTTCTGTTAGTTGCTTTGTTATTTCCACAGTATGTTTTGTGGTTTATGTTTGGAACTGCTTGGGGAGTTTCGTGGATGTTTGCTTACAATTGGTTTCACGACAAATGATTGACTACACACTTATAGAATTTGAACTCATCTGTGAGGAAGTCGCAAAACTTCCAACAACCACAGATACTTTCTATGTGTCCCCTGATGTGTTAGAATTGGTGAGACAACGGATTTTTGATTATGAACTTCAATGATTTGCCCAATAATTCTTGGGAAAAAGTAATGGTTCATCTTGTGGAACATATTGGTGGGGATGGTGGGTCTCTTGTAAAATGGAGTGGAGAAATCCCAGACCCAGTAGAAACAGCAACTGCAATTTTGGGAATGGTTCAATATTATGACCCAGATTATCGGGACTTACCAGAAGGTGCTCTTGCTAAAGGTTTTAGAGCATTTTATAGATTGGGAGAATATGAAGAATGACTTACGAAGATTTTTTGAATATTCCAGTTAGTGTTCTCAAAGATTTGCAAACTATTCTTATCCTGAAAGACAAGTATCATATGGATATTACTACTGAAGAAAGAAAAATCTGCGAACATATAAACAGGTTTGCTGACGAACGAAGAAAATCTGCCGAACTCTGGAAACAAAAAGAACAACTTGAAAAACTTTTTAGAAAATGAAATACCCACAATCAGTAAATAAATCTATCTTCATTAGAGAAGTGTATGAAGACACTTATAAAAACCCATATGACTATATTGTAGATACTATGATTTGGGAAAATCGTGTTGATGAACTTCATACTATTTGGTGTAAAGGTAATGATCCACAAAAGGTGAATAAATAAGAATGTCTGTTGAAATCGCAAATCTCTACGGACAGATTAGGTGCTTTCGGGCACCTTTTCTATTATAAATAGTAATGCGATTTCAACAAGATAGAAATGACTTCACAAAGTCCAAGAATATACCTGTATAAGATTACCTTTGAAGAGGTTTCTTATTACTATTATGGAGTTCATAAAGAAAAGAAATATGACGAGTATTATATGGGTTCTCCTGTAGCAAATAAGTGGTGCTGGGAATTCTATACTCCAAAAAAACAAATATTAGAACTTTTTGATTATACTGATGATGGATATAAAGAAGCACAAAAAGTTGAGGGTAGGTTAATTAAACCAGTTTTCAATACCGATAAGTGGTGCTTAAACGCAAATTGTATGGGTGTATATTCTTTAGAACAAAAAAGTAAAGCAGGAAAAAAAGCAAAAGAACTTGGGGTTGGTATATTTGAATTAAAACCAGAGCAAAAAAGAGAAAATAGTAGAAAGAGAGGCAAAATAGCATTAGAACTCAAGATAGGTATTCATAATAGAACTCTAGAACAAAGGATTGAAGATGGTAGAAAAGGTGGAACTATAAGTGGAAAACGAAATAAAGAACTTGGTGTTGGAGTTTGTGGTAGAAGTAAAGAAAAAATGATTGAAGATGGTAGAAAGGGTGGAATTATAGGTGGAAACAGAACAAAAGAACTTGGTGTTGGAGTTTGTGGGAGAAGTAAAGGACAAATAATTGAAGATGGTAGAAAAGGTGGTAAAATTGCTTCTAAAATAATCAACGCACAAAGATGGGAATGTTGTGAAACTGGTTATGTATCAACTTCTGCTGGTGTAGTTCATTATCAAAAAGCAAGAGGAATTGATACATCAAAAAATAATAGACGCAGAATAGCATAAGGATACTTAACAAACTGGAACACGGGCACTTGATTTCAGGTGCCCTTTGTAGTATAATGACTTTATATAAAAAAAAGAGTGATGACTGAAAAACGACTAAATCACAAACTTGATATAAGTAAAATCAAAACACTCAAAGATGTGCGAAATGTCTTTGAGTGTATGAATTTGTATGCTTCTGCTGAAGAAGACAACGAAAAATATGAACTTCTTAAAGAATACTTCACCATCCCAAACGAACCACAAGAAATCAAATTTGAATTACCACGCAAGTCATTAGAAGAAATCCAACAAGAACTTGATGAGAAGTTTGATAAACATATTGAGAGTATCAAGCATAAGTTTGCTGAACTCAAATGTCATCAAGAGTATTATTACAATCAAAGGTTCAATAGAATTATTGAGAACTTTGAATATGCGAAGGAACACGGACAATTCCCAGTCAGACTTACAATAGGTAATTTAGATTGTTCTAACCTTATTGCGAATAATACTGTATCTTGGAGCACAGAGTTTAGAATTGGTAAAGATGAGGTAGGTTATTTTTCAATAAAACCTAATATTAGAGTTTATCTAAAAAAGAAACCAAATCGTATTGTGAGATATTTCAGCAAATTGCTTCTTGATTTTACTTGGAAAGACAAATGATTAACTATCTCTATTATAGGTTCTTATATCGTCATATTGTGAAACTCGCACATAAGTATGGATGGCATCATATGAGAACTTCTTGTATTTTAGACGAAACTAATAATACATTTGACACATTAGTAAGATGTGAATGGTGCGGACTTTCTACAATCACTCATAGACAAATTATGTGTGGAAACTCTGGTGTTGATATGGTTCCTGAACAGGTGGAAAAATGAAAAACCCAAATCCAGAATGCTCCAGAGAAGATTGTCGGTTTGCTTATGGTGGTGGAAGTGTAACTCTTGCGTATTATCCACCAGTTTATGATAAGAATGGAGTGAACATCAATCCTGATAGAAATACGACAACAGTTAATATTGATTGTACTACCTGTGGTAGAATGTGGGTAGGAAAAACCTGTGTGGGTGAAACGACTTATGAGGAAGTGAAATGACTGAAATCAAATCCTGTATCAACTGTAAGTATTACAAGGACTATAGAGACCCTCTTGAATGGGTGAATTCTCGTATCTTTGGGTTTCCTACTCCACAATTATGCACTCACCCAGACCGATGGAAGGATGTTGATTATATAAATGGAACTGTGTCTCCATACACATTTTGTTCTGTAGAAAGAAAATATGGAGGTTCTTGTGGTAAAGAAGGTAAGAATTATGAGGTAAAGAATGACTAATCCATCGTATTGTTGCCCTAAATGTGGAGCACAGATAGGATATATTGGAAGGTTCTTTCAGTTTCTTCGTATTCCTTTACATCGGTGTGAGAAATGACTGATATAAGAAACCAACCATTCACAACTGACGCACTCACCATTCGGCAACTCAAAGAAATCTTGAGTGTTCTTCCTGATACAAATGAGTATGGTGAGGATTATGAGGTGTGGATGAGTGTTGGTAATAATCTATCAAATGTGGTAAAATCTGTATGGTCGTTGAACTTACGAAACGAAGGTTGTGATATTATTTTGGAGTGTGATAATTATGAGTAGTTCCAATCCACTAATACAAAAATGGGAAGAAATTCACGGAAAGAAAGAAAAACCAAAAGGAACAGTATCAGAAGTTGATGAAGCATTCAAAAAATGGAGTTCAAACACATCAGTCACATCCAATATCACAACTTCATCAGTAGCAACATCAACCACAGGTATTACAAAGGCATCAAATTTTCTAACTCACGATATTCACGATACGGAAAAAACTTTTCTACAAGTCGCAGATAAAATCAAACAAGGAAAAGCAAAGGTAGGAAGTGTGAGTATAGAACACGATGTTATGCTTATGGGTGGAACAAAAATATTTTTTGAGGTTTATGTTAACAATTGAAGAACTCCAAAAATACTTGGATGACCATAACATCACCTTTGAAGAGTGGATGAGAAAAAATATGATTACTGATGAAGACAGGAAATATTTTGATAAGATATGGATGGATGTGATTTATAGGAACTTCGGTGAGGACACTTGATGAACTGGCACAGGGGATGCTCTGGGTGCCTCTGTGGGTGGTATGATACTCTCATACACACAGACACCTCTTATGGAAATCACGACCAGCACTCAAATCCGTGTTCAACAATCTCCCAGTTTTTACTATACTGCCGAAGATACTAATATTGATGTGGGATGTGATGGTTTCACGATTTCTTATTGGGAGTTTGATAAAGAAGATGGTGATACACGAGTGGGGTCTATTACTATGAATAAAGAAGAAGCACTAGCAATCGCAGATGCAATTTACAAACTCTTCAAAAACTGAAATGATTGACCTTTCACAACTGACCGAAGAACAACTCAACAAACTTGAACTTCAAATCCAAAAGCATAAGGAACAGCAGAAGGTAAATGATGCTTTGGAAAATCTAAAAGGTTATAAAGTAACTTTTTATGTGAGGTTTGACCCCGAAAAGCATAAGGATGATGAGATGATTACAGATGATGGAGAACTTGACCCAGGAATTTTTGCTGATTATCTGTGCGATAATGTTGTCGCAAACCTAATGAAGGATTTTGACTTCTATGATTATGAAGATATGAGTTATCCTATTGTGGAGATAGCAACAGAAGAAGAAATTAAACACCAATTTTGAGGAAACTGAAATGAAACCCTTTGATTATTACTCCAAATCACAAACTGCTTATCCCAACAAAAAGGATTACATCAAGTATTATGTTTATGATAAGGGTGAAGTTCTTTGGTCTGGGCATGACTATGAAAAAACTAAACCTGAATTAGAAAAAGAGTATCCTGATGCTGTGATTCAGGTAGTTCTTGATAAAGAAGGATACAAAGCACACCAACTTCAATATGCAGATGAAAAGCATAAACTTCACGAGGAGTTTGTGAATGACCTCTTTGAGAACTTTAATGTGACTGATAATCCTAAAAGGCAAAAGGCATTTGACCTTGCTTGGGAAAAGGGACACTCTAATGGTCTTGAAGAAGTTTATAATGAGTTTTATGACCTTGTAGAACTTATTAAAGATTGAGGACACTTCTCAAACTGGCACAGTGGGTGCTTCACGGCATCCCAGATGCCTTATAATACTCTCATACACACAGAGGACTAATGAAACGCAACAACTTTGATCTTATGGATGCTTGGATTGTTTTGGTTGCTGGTGGTGCTGTTTTGGTTATTACTGTTGCTCCCATCATAGGAGTTATGAAAGTCATTACAACTCAACAAGCACTCAACGAACAGTGTGGGACTCACTACAACTTCTTCCAAGTTGCCACTGCGGGTGATAATCTTTCCCGTCTTTGCCAAATCAAAAATCAAACTGTGACGATCAAATGACTTATCAAATCACAAAAGAAATTCGTATTCTTCACGAACAAGATGATTGGGATTATGTTTTTACAACTGATGAGTATGGAACTGTGAGTGTTATTAGTTCCGAAGGTTTAGAGGCAATGACTGGTAAAACTACAACCATTTACATTCCCAAAGATTGTATTCAACACTTTATTGATGCTCTGGAGCAACTGAAATGACTGAACAACAAGAACTTCTCAAAGATTATCAAAAAGAAGTTGAGAAATGTTGGGAACTTGCTCAAAAACTCGATACTCTAAATCCTGAACTTGTTGGTGCCTTTACTGGAACACCAAGTCAAAGGATTGAACGACAACTTTATGCTCTTGGTGTTTTGGAATGACTGACCTCGCAAAATCCGTAAAGATTAACCCTTATACTGGAAAGATTTCAATTATGTGCGATGACCGAGTTGCCTTTACTATTGGTGTTCTTGATGGACATACTATTGAGGTTCGTGGTGGTG